CTCGAGTCCGTGTTCCCTTTCGCCGATTTCGCCTTCGCGAACTACGGCGTTTGGGCTGACTCTGCCTGGGATAGGACTGGCAAGCTGCCAGACTCTTGCTCCAGGTTAATCTGCGTACCTAAGACCCAGAAAGGTCCTAGGTTGATAGCCTCGGAGCCTACTAGCAATCAGTATTGCCAGCAGGCTATCTGGGACTATCTGCGCAGCAGAGTCGATAGCTCTTGGATTGGCAGGTCTATTCGGTTCTCCGATCAGACTTACAACCAAGAGGGAGCACGGAGGGCTAGTATCTCCGGTAGCTGGACGGTTGACTTGTCAGCCGCCAGCGACAGAGTTACTACCCGCTTGGTGGAGCGTTTCTTCAGAAGGAATCTCCCTCTGCTGAACGCACTCCGAGCCACGCGGACCCGCTTCTTATACCAGGATCTGGATAAGAAGCACCCAGAGGTGCTTGAACTCAAGAAGTTCAGCACCATGGGTTCCGCCTGCACCTTTCCCGTGGAGTCGATAGTGTTCTTAGGGCTTTCGATCGCAGCGATTCACATCGCTATCGGTCGTAGACCCTTCCACTATCGCAACCAAAATGGACGAAAGTGTACGTCCATGGAGGATGCTGCACGGGAGGTCCGGATATTTGGAGATGATATCATCATCCCCAAGTATGCCGGGAAATACCTGGAAGTGTTACTTGACCACTATGATTTTGTGGTCAATGACGCAAAGACTCATAGAAGTGGTAACTTCCGTGAATCATGCGGCATGGATGTTTTCAAGGGTTACGATGTAACCCCTGCCTACATCCTGACACATCCAGACCCCAGGAAGCCTGAGTCGATACTGAGTGCTGTTGCCAGCTCGAACAATTTCCACAAACGTGGATATTGGAGAGTTGCACAGTTCCTCAGATCGACAGTTAACAACCGGTTCGTACCGGCTGTTACTATCGACTCAGGTACCTTTGGTTACGAGTCTTACTCACGGTGTACTCTCGGAGCCAACGATGGCCTTCGCTATCGCTGGAACCGTGATACCCATGAGCCAGAGGCCTTGGTGATGCAACCTCGCATCTTCCAAGGCTGGACTCGAACCGAGGGGCACCAGTGCCTCCTTCAGTACTTTACGGAGGCCCCGGAGCCAATACACTATTGGCGCTCGGGTCACACTGGTGTTCTTCGCAAGAAACTTGCGAAGAAGTGGGTTCC